ATCGAGCCAGTAATTTTAAAAGTAACATCAACAGCAATCTTTTCATCCGGTCCAGGAACATTACCGCCCATATCCTGAACATACCCGGCAAAATCAATAGTCGTATTACTTGCATCAGGCAAAACAATCTGATAATTTACCGAACTATCAGAAAGTAAATCCGCCCGCATCGCAATATAAGTATTGCGGGTAAAATTCATATTGATTGTTACCTGTCCAGAATCCAGTAAGCCAGGGATAAACTCTCTTGCTGTACTGGAAAGATCGGTAACATCAATCATGGGCCGGGACTGTGAAGGCAGCCCAACACTATTAATTTCCGTCAAGGTAGCAAACACTTCATTGCTTGCCCCATCGCCTCTTTTAAAAACTGTCCCCTTGCTTACAACTGCACTTACAGACATATCATTGTCCTCCTGTTTTGTTAGGCCGATGTTCTTTGAATTTCAAAATTAATTGAAAACATTGGCCGGTTTTTATTATCGACTCCCAGGTAAAGCGGATCATGGCCCGCCTGAATCATCTTATAAATCGCTGAATTTACCGTTTCATTTACCAGTCCATGGAGAGATACCTTAACGGCTACGGCTTTCGCGTACACAGCCTGATAGCCACCTTCTACCCCTCTAATTAAAGCCTGCACCCCGGTATAATCCCACTCATATCTTGATTCTGGTTTTCCTAATCCCTGATTATCAGACAAACAAATACAAGAATCGGGAAGTTCGGGCATCATACCAATAAAAATATCAGTCCCTAATGACCCAATAGAATCATCTTCAAGAATGTCTTTTATATCTTCGGCAACTGAGTTCATCTAATTTTTGCATCCTCGGCAATTATTGATAAAATCTTATCTGCATTTTGATATAATGCATTTCGTAAAAACTGCGGTTCAGCCCTTCCCTGTGGATCCCAAAATCTCCCCTTATGTGGCCTTGGCCTTGGTAATCCCTTCAATTTCCCAGATGCCTCATGAACAAAAGGAGCATAAAAAGCGGTATATCCAATTTCGACACCAAGTCTCCCCATGGAGTCATGAATTGGATCAACATAAGCGGATGCCTTCAAATTTCCAATATCAACAGGGGTTTTCAACTGTGCTTCTCGTTTTACGAGTAAACCAGCAGTCATTAATCCTTTCTGCGTTCTATTTTCAATTGCTTTCACTTCTCGATTGAGATTTTGCAACACTTTGTCTAATCCGGTAAGATTCAAGCTCATATCAGCCACGCAGTCCTTACAAAAACATTTGCTTTCGGATCAGGATTCTTCGAGAATTTCATAATTTCAAAAGACTCTTCATCTTCAGGAAGTTGGGAACTATTCAAATTATCAAGATCAGTCAAGGCCAATCTCCCCCCAACTTCAACATCATCACTCAATGCAACAACAGCCTTTGAAAGAACTTCTTCCATATTCTGTAATACAATCTTTTCCTGTTTAACCATCCAACGACATTCAACTTCTACAGGGGCAGCAAACGTCTTTCCTCCATACCCATCATTTACCGGAGAACCCCAATAAACAGCGGTTTGTCTCAACAGATTTTTTCTTACTCGATTGTTCATTTATACATCCGTCGAATAATCAATCATTCCGATACTTGCCCGTTTTCTACCAAGAGCCGCCAATCTGCCAGTAAAATCCAAAAGCAATGCATTCTGCCCATAAGGAGTAGATTCAAGACCTTTTCCGAACTGGCCCATATATTTCACCCTTACCCCCTCATTACCGCCTGCCCATTCCTCTATTGTTCTCTGATCCCTGGAACAAATAATATGAGCAACAATATATCGTTCAATTTCTTTTAATGTTGCATCACCAACTTGCGTATCCCCGGAAAATGCATTTGTTACCAACAAATTCCCAGCAGTAATAAATGGAGTGATATCAGTTATTGATGAATCAATATCAATTATTTCTCGAACTTCTGCGGAAGTAACCCGGCCCATTATTTTTTACCTCCATATAAAGCAGGATCAACAAAGGCATTTACAAGATTCTGTTTCCATTCAAGCCCTAACCATTCAATCATTTGTTTCATCTCTAATTGATCCCCGGCAATTATTTTAGAGGGCCAAACTTCCATAATTTCAAGACCAGCCTTGTTCATTTGTCTGAATCTATCTTCATGAACTTTTACCCAATCCAACCAGCCATCTTTTGTCTTATAAGCACGCATGAAAGAAGTTCGCAAACAAGATTCAGCAATTTGATCAGCTTCACGTCTTACAATTACCCATTTAGCAGCAGGAAAGGCAAGATGCCACATATACCAAAACAAACACATCTTCGCCCCCTTGTAATACCAAATCCCGTCCTTATATCCTTGATATTGTATTACTGATTGTATCCTTTTTCTCCATTGTTCTCCTTGCTGTTGAGTTACCTCAAAAACCTGCCGGGAATTAGGTAATGGCCTTTGCCCTAAAGGGTCACAACCAATGCTTTTCAAATATGGTTTAGTAATTGAATTTCTTATTTCAAGATTTTCAAACATCCCCTTTTGATTATGAATATTCGGGCCTGCCGTATCCCCGCCAAATCCACCACAAATATGAATAATCCCAGCGGTCATACTTGTTCCAGAACGGGCAGCGCCGGTTATAAGGATAGGATCAATCATACCCAAATCTCCTTGACCCATTGATGTTTGCAAGTATGTGGCCGCTCTCTCCCGTGGAAACAAACAATATCAAACTCATTTGGCTTATTACTCGTACTTGAGCAATGCCTTTTGTATGATGCTATTCTTGAAAAACGGCCAATTGATTCAATTTTAACTCCTCGTTTTTCAAGTGTCTTTGAAATATAAACCTGATCCCACCCCTCATAATTTTTACGATCAAATTTATCAATTAAATATCTAAAATCCCCATGCCAAGCCATTATCCCAGATGCCCACATCCCCTTTTCCCTCCTGGAAGAATTAAAAGGAGGAAGCATCCAAAATTGACCATTATCCATCCTTGATACAGAATTTACAAGTTTATCAATATTATGTAAAATTACTGTATCAAGATCAATATAAAGTACCGGACCATAAAGAGAAAATAATTCAAGTTTGGACCACCAACCCGGAAAATTCTTTTTAAGTATAATTAATTCAATATCCTTAACATTCATATCAGTTAAAACACAAAACTTATAAGGAATTGTTACAGTCTTTTCAATCATTCGTTTCATAATCTGGACGTATTTTTCGTCATAATCCCCACCAGATTTGAGGACACAAGCAATTGTCAAACAAGGAGAACGTTTTAATTCAACAGATTTAATAACCTTTTCATTTTTCTTTGTTTGAACTTCCCTCTTTCCTGTTGGCAAAGGAAGTTTGGAAGGTTTTGCAATCCCTTCGATTATTCCTATTGATTTAGTTGTTAATGAATTAACATTAATCCCATTTGTATTTTCGGTAAAATATGTTTTATTCCAAACTTCCGGTTGAACACAATTCCAGGCAAAATCCCTATTATAATAATCGTTCCATATTGTAAGGGTTTTAATCCCCATCGAAGCAGAAAGAATTGTCAACCCGGAAGGATAACCAACAACCAATTCTGAACCTTTCAATAATCCAAACAATTGCTGAACAGTCGTCTTCCCTACAAGATCAATTGAGTCAGGAAAATTCTTTTTTATTTCATTCAATGGATTATCATCACCATCCCATATTGCTCCGGTAAATACTGCTTTCAATCCTGTCCGATTCAATACCTTCCTGATATACCCAATAATATTCTTAATTGGGAATTGCTGCGTCCAATAACTATAAGTCCCACCAAAAATAAAATAAAAAACAATATATTTCCCAAATTGTTCTTGACACATCTTCTGAAAATTAAGTTGTTCAAGAGAAACAAACATTTTCGGATTCCAGGAACATTTCAAATCAGGATCAATCTCATTCATACTTTTGCCAATTCGTAAATGGCCATTATATGAAACGAAATAATTACAATTTAAAACATCTCTGAAAATTGTCCTTCCTTCTTGAGCATACGCTTCTTTCCAGATTTTTTTATTACTTTCCCCATCTGTAGAAAGAGAGAACCCGGAAGAATGAACAAAAGGAAACATTTCAATAAAAGGAAATGCCCTCTTGTGTCCGTTGTATTTTTTCTCTTTATTACAAGCAACTGCTATTTCAGGAATTCCAATATTTTCCCTTTCAATCAATGCCGGTAATTTAATCAAGGACCAATATGAGTCCCCAATCCCAGGAGGGAGCAAAATTGTTTTTCTATCTTCTTCTGGTTTGGCACAAGTAAATAATATTTTTGATTCAATTGGATTTTTTATTCCACTGATTATAAATCCTGTTTTTGCAAGCAATTCTTTTAATTGATCTGTATTAAAATACCAAATATGTTCAATCTTCCAATGATGTTTTCCAGCCTCAACATGAAAATTGGGAAAATCAATAATACATTTTCCACCCTGTTTGGTAATTCTGAACATTTCCTTTATAAAAGAAACCGGGTCAAGACAATGCTCTAATACATCATGGCACGTTACAACATCAAAATGATCAGTTGGGAATGCAATATCCTCCAACATCCCATTATAAATAAAATTCCCAGTAGGGGCATAGGCATATTGGGAAATCTCACAACCATAAGCCGCCGCACCCCTGGACCGGCATTCATCTACAAACGCCCCGGAACCGGAACCAACATCAAGCAAAATAAGTTCACAACCTCCATAAATTCCGTAATCATTTGCCCGTAATTTAGCAATTCTCAAGTCATGATCATAATCTTTTGCCTTATATTGTTCATTTACCGGCTGATATTCCTGATAATATTTCTTATATTCTGTTTTAACAAAAGGAAGAGTTGTCTGTCGAATAACCCCACAATCAAGACATTCGGCCAATTTTATTCTTGATCCATTTTTAGCAATTACAGTTTCCCCTTCTGGGGTCACTTCATAATATTGTGATTCCCGCTCTGTGAAACGGTCACTATTACAAATACATTTGGTTAATGCATTCATTTAATAATTGCTCCGGGTAATTGTAATCTCATTTATGTTTAATGATTTATAATTTTGACATAAATCAAAAATAACTCTTGCAACTTCTTTCGGGTCAATAAGTTTATCCCAGTCAGGACGATGCTTTGTCATATCGGTTTTCATTGCCCCGGAATAAACATTCAAAATTTTTATATTGTATTTTGTGGCTTCAAATTTCAAAGAATCGAAGAACCCTTTTAAGGCGTGTTTACTGGCTGCGTATGCCATTTCTCCCTTTCCGGCTACTACCCCAGCCAGAGAGTTTAAATTAACGATACAGCCCCCATTCCGCCTGCGGAATAGCGGGAATAATTTCATAGTCAGAAGGACTGTTGCGAAAAAATTTACATCCATTACTTTTTTAAGTTCTGCTTGATTAAATTCCCCATTAGCATAAATCCCGGCACAATTAATCAATATATCAATCCCATCAACCAATTCTGCTTCATGACATAATGTATTGATTGTTGCGGGATGAGTTAAATCCCCGCTTACCACAACACCTTCTTCATGCAATTCATAAATGTCATTACGATTACTCATTATCAAATAATTCCCATGGCCAGAAAATACATTAACAAGTTCTTTTCCAAGTCCCCGAGATGCACCTGTAATCATAACTTTCATATGAATGGCAGCCTCTCATTCTTCAAGCAAATTACCGCTGGAACTCCCATCAAATAAGCATCAAGCATTGCCTTTTCGGTCTCAAATTGATTTCTCGGAAAGAAACCATGAACATTTTTCAACAAACCAATAAGCCCCTCGGGATTCAATGCCCTATGGGTCGGCCCATGCGTAGGATAGTCAGAATTGCCAACCAGTATTACTGGCAAATTCTGCTCATCAATATCAATCTTTAATTGTTCAAATGGCCTTTCAATCAGGAACGGAGTCAAGGAATAAACAATTGGCCTCAATCCTTCACAAGCCATTCCAGCAGCTACAGAAAGGAGGGACTGTTCACAAATCCCCATGTTGTAAATCCGATCAGGAAACCGTCTCTGAAATTCATCCATTTCCTGAAATACATCACCGTGAAGAACGACAATTCGTTTATCCTTCTCCCCAAGCCTTACAATAGTTTTACCGAACGCCCTTCTCATATATCACCAAATAAAATTCTCTCTTGTATAGCCAAAAGAAGTCATAAATGGAAAAATAATTGATGCCATATTCTGTAAATACTTAACACTTGCTTGTTTTTGTCCCAACAAATTCATTATCCCGTCAATATCCTTATTCTCATACATTTCTTTAAATTTATTATTCGGTGTTATATTTTGTGGAATCCATTCTTCAGCATATTTATTGACAATACTTTCATCAAAATTATCAATTTCACAATGATTTAATACCTTCAATAATAAATCTTTTCGTTGCTCAAATGAATAATTCAAATCAATAGGTAAAAACATAATATTCGGATGTTGAACAAATTCCGTAGCCAATGCAACAAAATTATCAATAATATAAAAATGTCTGAATTGAGGATGCCTTACTTCTCTTGTCAATATTGCGGCCAATGGATCGCGCACCGGAATAACTGTTTTAAAAAAATTACAGAACAATAAAATTGTCGAAATCGGAAGACTTCTCATTGTCTCAAGATTACTTTTCCAACCATTATAAAATTGTTCATCCATTAAATCAAGACCACTATCCTGCTGGACTATCGGTAAATGAATATGAGCAATTGTTTTTTTATCAAGAGGGCAATCATACTTGTATTGATAATTAATATGTTCTGCATCGTATTTCTTCCTATCTTCAAGCAACAAAGTAAGTTCTTTTTCTTGTTCAAAGAAATTCAAAAGAAAATTTATCACAAACCAAGTTCCGGTATGCTGAACAGATGGAACAAATATAATATCGTTCAATTTCAATTCAATTCCTCGAAAGCTAAATCCATAAATTCTTTATTAGGCCAATTGGCATGCCATTTAGGATCATTTTCCATATAGGAAACACCTTTGCCCTTTGTCGTTTGGGCAATTATAAATTTAGTTGTTTTACAAGGTTCTTCAATTATCTTTCTCAATTGATCAACATTATGTCCATCAACAATCCAAGTATCAAAACCAAGAGCATTTGTTACTTCATACAAATTAAATGATAAAATATCTTGATTCCAGCCTGAACCTTGAATTCTATTTTCATCAACAATTACAATTAAATTATCAAGATTATGTTTTTTGGCAATTAACATTGATTCCCAAGTCGTACCCTCCTGGGCCTCGCCATCACCCATCAAAACATAAACATTCCCTGATTCACCTTTCATCTTTTTGGCAAATGCCATTCCAACAGCAGCAGGAAAACCATGGCCCAATGATCCTGTTGTATAATTTATGCCATTTGCTACATCTCTTTCAGGATGTCCAGATAATTTCGGATTCAACCCATGTTCCTGAAGAATCACATAGAGCGGCCAACAAGCATGGCCCTTGCTCAATACAAACTTGTCATCTTCTTTAAGACAAAAATCATAAAGAGCAATTAAAATTTCAACAATTGAAAAACAACCACCATAATGATACCCACCGTTTGCAGTAGAAAGTTTTAATGTATCACGGCGAAGTTGTTTTGACCTTTCATTCAACATATAAACCCCACATCAGGACGGTCATTCTTGTTAGGATAATCAAGCCCTTGGACACTCCCTTGATATTCAGCCGGTACAAAATTGTCCACCAAATTTTTATGGACAAATGTACATTCCAACAGCGGAGGAACCAGATATCCATTCATTTCCCGCATTCCAAGTGAATTATTGGGATGGATATGGACAAGATGAAAACTATCCTTCAATTTTCTCAATATATCAAGATAAGCAGAAAACAATTCCTCATTAAACTTTTCAAAAACACCAGAATAAAAACTATTGAAATATTTAGTCAATCCTTCTCTTGGTTCACAATGAACAAGATGAAATTCAATCACAATTTGAGAAGCACTATATAATTCAAGTGGGGCAATTTTGTTTAACGCTTCCCACTCATTATATTCAACATCAATTTTAAGCATTGGGGATTTATGGAATTTGAAAAATTTCAACGAATTCTCAATTCCTTCTTTGACAAATACAAATCTCCCATTCTGTTTAGGTAATCCATCAATTGTCGGGTCAAACAAAAATGCCTTCTGAATATTAAGAAATCTATTCAATAAATCAAGTTCGAACTCAACATCATCCCCGATCCCATAGGAATATAATGCATCTGATTGTTCACAGATTTCTTTCAAAACAACATAGCCACCATCATGATCAGGACCAACCCTAATCTTGGTCAATCCTATGTCAACCAGTTGTAATTCTTTCAGAAATTTGCCAACATTATTCATTGATTCATCTCCAGAATACAACGACAAACTTTTCCTGATTTAACCATTTCAATTGCCTTGTTTACTTCACTCAATGGAAATCTCCTGGTAATCAAGTCCTCAAGATTTATTTTCCCATTCAAATAAAGTGCGGCATATCGAGGAATATCAACAGTTGGATTGGTCAGCCCTCCTTGACTATCAATTATTGTTTTCCCGGTATACATATTTCTTGCATTGGAAATCTTATAATCAACCCCAATCTTAGGTTGACCAACAAGAATTAATTTCTTCGATAAATGTAATCCCATATCAATAATTTCAGGGACTCCGGTACAATCGACAAATACATCTACACCCTTTCCACTTGTAGATTTGTTTATTTCGTCAATAATAAACTCTTGATCAATACTGGAATTAATCAAATGAGTTGCACCAAATCTCATTGCCATTTCAAGTTTGCTATCATGAATATCAATACCAAATATTTTATCAGCACAAACAAGTTTTGCCCCTTGAATCACATTAAGGCCAACACCACCACAACCAGCAACAGCAATGGATTGTCCAATCTTTAATTGTGCTTCATTATTTATTAAACCAAATCCTGTTGTAACCGCACATCCAAGTAAGGCCGAAATCTCAAAAGGAAGAGCAGAAGGCACCTTTGTTAAACGATTCTCTGAAACAACGGCCATTTCATTAAATGTTGTTACCCAACCGCCACCAACAGTTTCTGCCCCAAGTTTATATTTTGGCGGTATTGCATTAATCCCTTCTCCTTTTCGCCAATGCAAACAAACATGATCCCCATTTTTTACAGTTGTTACTCCAGGACCAACTTTCTCTACAATACCACCGCCTTCATGCCCGAGAAGATGGGGAAGATATTTATCTGGCCCTTTTGCCCCAGATATTTCCCCAATCTGAGCGCCACAAATACCAGAAGCAAATACCCTTACAAGTACCTGTCCAACATCAAGAATATTCGGAAGAGATATATTCGCAACAACCAAATTCTGATTCAGTTCTGTAAGTATTGCAGCTTTCAAATTAATTTCTCCAGCTTCATAAATGGAAAATCCTTTATTGCACTGTCCGGTGTTGCGTTGATGATTTCCAACCCAACTTCTGCCGCATCCCTTGCAATATACGGCCAACAGCGCATATGATTTTTATACGGGTCAAATGTCTTCGCTCTGGTCGGATAAAAATCATGAAAATTATGTCGATCATTATCAGGATGCATATCAAACCCAAGTAAAACAATCCGCCGAGCACCAAACCAATAGGCAATATTAATAGCACTGGCACCAGAGTTGCCATTCCAAGAAACAAATCCAACTTTCTTTGTTTCAATGCCATAATTTTTCGATCTTCCAACACGACGAATCCCCCTCCATCCTTTTCCAAGTTCTGGAACCCGCCCACAGCTAGTCACCTTAATTCCGGGCCACTGGTCGATACTTGGGGCAAGCTCCCTGAACTGACAATCCCCAAAGTAAGTTACGTCCACCCAAGGGTAAACTCTGAATGCTTGATTTACTCCAATTACTCGTTTCAATCTTAAGCAATTCAGTTCCATACCCTTCAAAGATGGCCCGCCACCGATAATAAATATGGTACTCTCCGACCATAGCTTTGGTATTACCCAGGGAGTTCTTTGACAGGCCGGCATTACTCATTCAGCCCTCGCAATGCTTCCCTCAAATCATCGTCTGTTTCCCAATCATCATTCCATTCAACCCCGGCTTTCTCCAGTTCCTTCACCAGATCATCCCAGCCAAGTTCATTAATATTGATTGGTTTAACTTCACCTTGAGTCAATTCAATCAAAAGTTTTTCTGCATCCTTCTTCCTGAGTGCCTTGGCATTTACCGGCTTATCAGGATTCAAGGAGTTGATTATATCGTAAAAAGCGGTTGTTCCACGTCTTACCATTTCAAGTTGGGCAACCGGCTTATTTTCTTCCTGAATAATTTCCTGTTCAATCTTTTGCTCTTCTGCATCTACCGGACCATTTGAAGTCAATGCATCAAACTGTTTCAGCCCATCAATTCCCAACTCAGAAGGATAACAATAAACAGTATTGCCGGGACGAAGGACAGCACGGCCCTGTACCGGCTGTCCATTCACCTTCGTCCCTTCCTGAAAATTACGAACCACATGCATTCCAGTATTTTTCTTTTTACGAAATGTTTGCCTTTCCATTTTCAATCTCCTTGGTTATGAGATAAATTATTGTTAAATCAATTAAGCCGAAAGAACAGTAATACCACAATTGCCATTCTGATCAGCCCGGATCTGCGGAACCATAATGGCCATTACCTTATAGTTGGTCGCAAAACCACCGCCCTCATCCCACTCAACAGTCGTAATTGCCATACCTTCAACAATCCGAACCGTTTCAGGACGCATTTCAGCAAGTACAACCTTGTTTGCGGTACACTTATCTGCAACCTTGATATCCTGAATACCGCCAATCTTCATGATACGCTCCCTGATCGTAGTCCCAGGAGTAGACGTATCATAATCATTGTCTAGTACGGTTTCATAACCAGTCGGAACATACAATTCCCAAGGGCCTTGATGGAGGGCATCAATGCTGGCCTGTTTCATGGACAGGACATCATCCAGAATTTCCGCACCAGTCTTGCCAGATGCATCCCAGTTCTGACTCAATGTTACACTGTTCTTGTTGGGATGATCCAGATACCCATACAGAGTCCCACCACCATAAGCATAAGACGATGCACCCTGAAAAAGGATGGTTTCAATCTTTTCTGCAACCTGGCGAGCAGCCAAAATACCAGTGGTCACATCAATCGGCTGGCCAGTGGTCCGAGAAGCTGCCAGAACCCGAACATTAAAAGAAAAATCCTTATGAACAATGGGCAGAGGCAAATACTTCAGCTCATAATTCGGACGATCCTTGGTGCTCCGGGTAATCGCGTCCATGGTCATTTCAGCAGCGGAAAGCTGATCAATGTCCTCATATTCCAAAACCGTTTTACCAAGACCATTACCAATCCGGTAAACCAGATTCTTAGAATACAAGGATGCTACACCAACAAGCCGATCTTCGGCAGCCTGAACAAGAGCAGTATCAAGTTCGATCCACTCTTTCGTACGAAGGGTTGCATTCAGGTAAGGAGCAGGAACCGCAACAGCCTTGCCATTATACATCTTCGTTACATAAGCCCTGCCGTCCTTCCCCATATAGGGCTTCAAGCAATTGGGGTCCATTCCATTTGCAAGCAGTCGTTTACCTACGCTGCCACCAAGAATCATGGGCATTCCCTGCCCAGGGGTGATAATTTCAACATTTGCTCCCATAATATATCTCCTTTTAAATTGATTAACCTTAAACAACCATTACTTTAATGCGACCAGTAGGATCGGCGGCAGACGAATCAGACATATCCACCGCTTCCAGAGCCAAGGCCACAATAGCCCGAGGATAGATAGTACCAGCACCGGCAGAAGCCCACGTATCGGCCACATACTTCTGGAGAGTACCATCCCCGGCGGACTCCAGAAAATCACCTACAGCGATATTCTGACCATTGGCAAGCAGGGCATATACTTCATCCCCAGGCTGCATTACATTGTACTGAACCTGATCAGCAGCGGCATAAGCATCACTAATGTCATTACCCTGAAGATCATCTTCAACAGCAAACATCGGGATTGCATTACCAGAAGCAGTTGCGTGGACCCTGACCTTGCTGGTGCTCATCAGTTCCACAAGATGGCCGGGAGTAATAGCCGCATTGGCGACTGCTTCCCGACGAATTCCATGTCCTTTCAAAATTACTGCATTGTTAGCCATTATTGTTTCCTCCAATAAATATTAAATTGATTACTGTTTCTTGTTAAACATCGTTACAGGCACATATGCTTCTTCGGGCTCGGTCGAATTCGGAGTGAAAGAACCATTTGCCCCAAAATAAGCAGGAGTCTCAACAGCAACAGACTGTTTAGCCAGATGAGCAATAGCCTCAAGATTCTGAGTATCCATAGCCTTGAGCTGTTCATCTTTAAACATATTGTTGGGATTTTCCATAATCTGTTTCATCAGATCATTCCGCTTATTATCCAACTCCCGAAGGCCAGCGTTCAGCACTGCCCGAATTTCATCAGGAGCAGATTCGAGATAAGATTTCATATCAACCTTAGCGGCAGTATTCACTACAGGAGCAGTCTCAACTTTCTTTTCCTCTTTCATTTCGAGACTGTTGACAATCTTATCCAACTTGTCTTCGGTCAAACCTTCCAGAAATTCCTTATCTGCATCGGTGAAAGCCGATTTCTCGTTTGCGATTAGTGCAGCTACCTTCTTGGGGCAACAGGTCTTCTCAGCCATTTTCTTTTCCTCCGTATTTGTTTTAACTTGAATCGTTTCATTTGTTACCGGGATATATTTCAAATCTTCCCGCACTTCAGATATATCATCGCCAATAACAACTTTGTCATCTGCGTCAATTTGGAAATCACGTTTAAACAATTTCCTGCCCTGATCAGTACGTTGGCTATATACAAAATGATCATCATATACAGCCTGGATCATATGCATTGATACATAATTCCCGTCTGATCCTCTTATATCCAGCCCATCAATAAACTGATAAAGCTGATTTGCAATTCCCTCATGGGATAATTCATTTTGGACATGTACGGCAGAGGCCAGATACTCCTTAATTTTTCCCGGCTCAATTTCTACCGTTCCGCCCACTGCCAGCACAACCTTTGTTTTCATCTTGTTTTTGTCCTCCTGATTCAATTTAATATTGGCCCTAACGCCACAACCATCATCCCACGAACAAGCACCCTGCGCCCCTGGGAGCAACGCAAGATGGTCCGGTATAATCTCAGTAATTGAACCTGAATATTGTTCTCCGTTCCAAGTTCCAGGTATTCCATCATCAAGAGCAAGCAAACCAGTGCTTACATCCATCGGCTCATTTGCATCAATGGCTTCCAACAATCCAGGCTGTTTCTGTTTAGCCAATTCAATATTGATCCATGCATCTGCCCTCAATTTACCATCGACAAACTTTGGATTTTCTAACCAACCAATTGACCACTCAGCGGAAACAATAGGATCATTACAAAGTAAGTATTCCCCAGTATTATCTTGAGGATGATAAACCGGAATCGGCATCCTTTCCCAATCCTGGACAGATGCGGCAATTACTTCCGAGGGATAAAATACAGGATTGCCAATCGCCCCATGATGAACTCCTTCAACCAGCATCACTACAGGATAAACTGCATAATCAAAACCATTATGCTTCCGTTTTGTCCCGGTCCCGGAAAAATGTACTTTGAATTCTCTAAATTGTTTCATTGTTCAACCTCTGGAATCCAAGGAATAGCCACGCACCTGCATTGTGGGTGGGCAGGAATCATCCCTTTTATTTTCTGAATATCATATACCCTTCCGTCCATTGGGGCACAAATCTTACAAACCCTGGAATCCCCAGCGGTTGACCATTCAGCTTTTACTTTAACACCTAACAATCCTGCCCTTTCATATTCCGATATTGTAGCCATATGATGAGCACGGATTATTTCTGTCCTGGCCAATATTTCCGCTCTTCTCCTGCCCGGTATCCATCTCCCCAATGAATCAAATATTCCAAAATCTTCCCCCATTCCGGTAATAATTTTATCCAAAATAGAAGCCAACTCCATAGGGCCACGACCTTCTGCCATCCCTTGAGCCAATGCCCTGGAAATCATCGTGTCCATTGCGCTAGTAATTCCCTGCAAATCAGTAAATGTCCTAATATATACCAGTCCAACCCTTTCAACATTAAAGGGCTGATTAAATACAACTGTTAAGGAATCTTCTCCAGGCATATCCCCGAAATCAGGAATATCAATACCAGCATTCCTTAATTCCTGCCTGCCCCTCTGCAATCCCCGCTGATAAGCAGCTTGGATATAAATATCAGTCCAATTCGCCTCTGTTATCCTTCCGGTTGGGGAAATAATCTTAATCCCCCTTGTACCACCAGACAGAATATATTCCTGATATTGATCCTGTAACCAACGCATAAACTCCGTTATTTTATCGGAGGATAATGCATAATCAAATTGAGCAGGACCAGCCTCAATATTTGTTCTAATTCTTGCCGGGGTATTCAACCCAAAACAATCATTATCCACAATCGAAATTCTAATTACTTTGGCAAGCTGGTTGAACCTTCTTCGCATTTCTTTAACAAACCTATTTCTCAATGTCAAAGTCCTGGTCGGATCAACCTGATTTATTCTTATGCCGTTTAAAGGGGCTGTACAGCAGCTACATTCCATTTTCTTATTCCCCTGTACCTTCCCCTTCATTTTCCCCAGAAGTCGCAGGAACAGCTAATTTGCCACCTTCCTGACCTATAAGATCGTCATCCCCTTCCCCGTCATCCTGAATCAAGGTTTCATTCTGCTTTTGCCTTGCATCCATAATCCTTTTTACTTTCTCGGAATCCAAATCAAGAATTTCTTCAAGGAATGAATCAAACGGAATCAATAATTCAGTATCCGGGGCAGTTGCATAATTCTTAATTGAATCTGACCTGACCTTGCCAACATCGGCCTTATCTTTATCGGAAGGAGCAGACAAATCAGCCCATTCAATTTCATATCCATCAGTTCCAGGAGCGGTTATTACTTGATTTTCAATAAGTTTATTGATAACCGGCTCAAGGATAAACGGATTAATAAAATAGATTCTCCGATTTTCCAATTTATCATTCCAATGCCCCTCATCCTGGGAAGAAGCCAATTCACCCCGTTCTGAGCCTTCCAGAATCCTTTTTGGGATACCAGTTGCAATTGAAATCATCAATAATTGTACATTAACATGATTAGAAGGATCAGCAATATCAGAGGACAATTTCTCAACTTCAATCCCCTGAAGTTTCATATATCGCTTGAAATCATGAACATATAAATCAATTTCATCTTCCAATTCGGAAGCAGTAGCGGTTAAATCCGCATCAGCCTGAGCCTGAAAGGCAAATCCAGGGAAAGCCCCTTGCCAGAACATTTCTGCAGAACCGCCAACAATCAATTCGAGATTTAACAGGCGATTGTAAATCCTCTCCAATATCGGAAGGGCAAATATGTTTGATTCAAGCAATCCTTCTGTTACATGTAAAACTCTTGAATGATGAACCAATAAATCATTTGTAATTTTTGCATTACTTCCCGGCTCAGTATATGAAAGCTGGTATACTTCCGGTTTCCCATATCGCTCTGAACCAGGGTTTCTGTCCCAACTTTTTATTGTCGCATTCCCTTCCGAATAAGGCTGGAGATAAAGCAATTCGACCTTGCCAGTTACAGGTTTAGCCATATCCTCTTTTACTTTTACATCTGAGAAACCAAACAGCAAAACACCATATTGCCCAATTCTAATCAATTTCTCCAAACGAATTATTGTTGAGTAAATATGATGCTTCTTTTCGAGTTCACTCCATTCCTTTTCAAAGATAGTTTCATTATCAACTGACTCAATTACCTCAGGCATGGACTGCCAAGCACCATCAACAGGAGCATCTATAATCCTTGCCGCTATATCTCCCCGGCGATACTTCCCGTAATAATCATCGAATGTTATTTCATTTAATTGAGGATAACCAAGGGCCTCGTACAAATCCCTTTTACCATGAAAGGACTGACCCAATTTATGAGCTAAAGAAGCCCTGGAAGTAAGCAACGAAGAGGACAAAACACGATGAATAGAAGATCGAAGCATTTTTCTTGCTTCTTCTTTTACATTTACAACTTGTTTTGGCTTTGTTCTATTCATCTGTTCAACCTTTTTAAGTCAGCGGGACAATTTATATCGGGGCCACAATCATTATTAACAACTACACATTGAACATTTATCCCATTCTCCAACCATCTTAATTGTTCCAACCTTTCATATTGCTCAAGTTTAGTTGGCTTTAATTTAGATACCTTTTGCAATATCTCGTTTCTATATGCATAAATCCCAATATGTTTATGCCAAATCGGAAATAGATCAACCGGATAAGGAGACGAATCAGGAATTGGTCTACGAGAAAAATACAATGCCTTATTATTTAAATCAAAAACAGCCTTAACCGTATTGGAGTCAAGGAAATCTCTCTGCTGTCCTACTCCTTGAGCGATTACCGGAGATGCTATATCAATATCCTTATTATCGACTAAACATTGAATAAGTTGTTCACAAACTTTTGGATCAACAAAAGGAAGATCACCTTGAACATTTAATATAATCCTATCAGAACGCATTCCATTTGCTATTTCCGCAACTCTATCTGTTCCTGATTGATGATTCTCGGAAGTAAATATTGCAATTCCGCCAGCATCCGTAACTGTTTTAATAATTAAATCACTATCAGTTGCAACAACAACGCCATCAATTCCTTGAATTTCCCTAGCCCGCTTATAAACATGAAGAACCATTGGCCAGCCAGCAATAAGGGCAAGTGGTTTACCAGGGAACCTTGTCGACGCAAATCGAGCTGGAATTACCGCTATTGCATTCATCTTTGGGCAATGCTCACTTTAGGTTTTGAACCCCAAACACCAGCCACTTTAACATTAGTCAATTCATCAAACGCATCTGAAGCAGCGTCAATTTGATCCTTTGTTCCATCAGGAAAGTTTTCAGCTTCCAACAAAAATGATTCATTCCAACTTCCTCGTAACAATTTAACATTGCCGGCTTGTGCTTGTGCCGATAATGGAGTTGCTCTTGTCTCTTTGCTCCCGGAAACAGGATATGAAACAATATTATATCCGGCCATTTCAGAAATAAAATGTTTCGCCTGAGATTTCCCGGCCTGCCCCGGATCTTGCGGAATCCGCACTTTCGTTTTTACCCCATCCTGTGAAGCGGTATTCTTTATTGTCGAAAGAACTTTACTTGAATCAATTTGACTTCTTTCAATATCCTCAACAAAATAAATGCCCCCAACCTTGACCATCTTGACTCCAACAGTCCAAGCTGGCCCATCCGCCTTTTCCCGAATTTTCTTTTCAACAGGATCAGCTTTTGTCCCGGCCAAGTCCCAAGCCCTCACTCTTTTGCCACCTGCCGGAATAGCTGAAACAATCTCAAAATCAGAACGCCGAAAAAACATACCGGCAGAGGGGCGAATATTCCAATTCCCTTCAAGAAGTTGTGCCCGCTCTACCCTTGGAAGGGCATGAAGTTTAGATAAATATGCCGGGTCTTTCTCCAACAAAATCCTATTATCAAAAACAGAAGAACGGATAAACGTAAAACTTGAAGGAATCAACATTGGATATTTATCAACCAATTCCTGTCTTGTTTCTCCCCAAACAACCTGATCCCCATCAAGAACAAACCAACGAATTACCCCAGAGCGAGATTTAATTACAAATCCATCTTCCCCAATATACCAATCAATAAATTGCCGTACCCAACTATCAGGATCAGGATTACAAGTGCCAAGAATTTTCCCGGATACTCCAGAAGCAGACCTATTCCTAGAATACATATAAGAAAATTGTTTCCAGGTGAAATGAGTTATTTCATCGAAACCAATAAGGGGAATCTGGGAACCTTGCCAATCAAACCGATCCTTTTCATGTTGCATGTGAGCAAATGCAACTCTCATCCCCGTTGAAAAGGTAAATTTCAATTTATTTTCATTTGATTTTGCACCAAGTGGAGTATAAAGCCCGGTCGCCTCATCCCATAATGCGCCTTCCTCCTGAATTTGTTTTGTTGTCCTCCTGAATATTACCGCGCCAAACTTGGAATTGTTAAAATTATAAAGAGGTTTCAACAATAACGCAAAGGACTTGCCGCCCCCGGCACTCCCTCCGAAAAATACAACATCAGCCGGACACTGCAAGAAATCTGTCTGCGGTCCAGGCTGGGGACGAATCTCAATAATGTTCTGTTTAGGGCAGGCTTCACCCATTATTCAAACTCCGTTCAGGAGGGAGAATCACAACAACATTGCCAGCCTGGAGTGGTTCCCCATTAGGACCAGATATTTCTTGCTGTTGATTTACTGTCCAGCGTTTATCAGGGGATAATTGTTTTGTCCGATTTGTAAGCCAAAGAGTTGCAGCGCCAACATCAGGAGGATAATGCTTTTTAATTGGGGTGATTGTTACCCCTCCCATATAACTGCTTATATGGACATCCTCATGGGTGTAACCGCAAGCTCTATGATATAAGGATTTGGCCACGTTAGCGTCTGCAATCTCCCTTCCCTCCCTTATGGCCCTAAAAAACTCATCATATTGTCTTATCCAATTTTCTATGCTAATCGTGGATACTCCTAACAATTGCCCCAATCTTTCATTAGTACAACCCAATAAACAAAACTTATGAGCTAATTCAGGGTGAACCTTTGAGTCATATATAGGGGGTCTGCCTTCTGGCTGTTTAGGGACAGGGGATACTCTTTGAGGCTTCTTTCTAGCCTTTTTAATTGGTTTGGGGGGAGATTTTGTTTTTGTACGAACCATTTTCAATCTTTTTTATTAGGGTTGAATGACTTATTTATCTTAAATATATAGGATTTTATTAGGAAAATAAAGGGGTTGGATTTTTTTTGGGGTTTTTCCTCTTTTTTCTTACTTTTTCCTTTTCTTTTTTTTGAAAAGGATATATATTTAAATTAAGAGAGGGAGAAAAACAAACCCCAAGGAGGACAAAATGAAAGCAACAACGAGAGTAAGGTTTATCGGAACAGGAACAGCACAAAGATCGGCTTTATGTCCTTTTGAATTTGCTTATGTAGAGATAGAAACAAATGGTATCAGGTATCGGTGGTTTAATGAGCAGGGAGCGTGGGATGCCCATAAAATTTTTGGAAAGGAAGGATGTCTTTGTGATATCACTGCAAACTTCACAGAAAAAAGAACATTGCAAAGAGTAAGGGTATTAACAAGTAACATTCCCAATAATAACATGAGATAAACTAACCTGTCCTGGGCATGACTCTAAACTGCCCAAGGGAGGACAAAATGAAATGTACATGGTTTTATTTTATTAATGATAATTTTTTAAGCGTTCGCCGTCAAATCCATGTTATTATTGATGGCCAATTTTATCGAATTTTCGGGACTGAAGACCGAGAAATTCGTAGAGTTGAATCTGCAACGAAACAACCCAAAATTCAAAATAAAAAAATTATTAATCAACTTTTAGAAGCGGTTGATAATTTTGCTCAAGTTATTTAAAATTAATCAAAATGACCAAACAATCTAATATCCTGGTAGTGCAGTGCTCATACTGCACCACTTTTATCCGGGTAATCGATTCCAAAGGAACCCAGGGTGGTCTTTCTCACGGGATTTGTGAAAAATGCTTTGAAAAATTAATGGAGGATTTTGAGCAATGCAAAGAACTCATTTCAAAGGAAAGGGACAAAAAATGAATATCTTGGTCACAAAGCATATCAATCAGGCTCATTCTTTAGCTTGGTCCTTTTGCCGAACAACTGGGATTGATTTTGAGGAATTGAAATCTGAAGCCCTTTTGGCCCTTTGTATTGCTGTTGATAATTATAATCCTTCCAGGGGAAAATTATCAACCTGCGTCCACCATTATGTTACCAGGGCATTATGTGATTTCGTTAAAGATCAAAAGGAAAATGTTTGTGATGAATATGAAGATATTGCTAAGAATATCAACACTGAAAATACAGCTGTTTTTCGGCATCTATTAAGCAATTTAGGGGAAGAGGCCAAAATGGTTGCGAATATTATCTTTTCTGGTCCTGCGGAAATTATGGGGATTGCTGCCGATACCTCCTATTATTCAATCAAGGGAAAAATCAAGGAATTTTTAGTTGGTAAGGGAATTAAGAAATGCAGGATTGATGAGGCTTTTGAGGAATTAAGAAATTTATTTTAAAAAAGATTGTATTTACCCTTTACTTTTGTTTGAAAAGGATATATATTTTAATCATAGAGAGGAAGAAATCAAACTCAACAAGGGAGAAAATCATGACTACGAAGGGCGAATATATCGAAAATCACCCCAAAAGCGAATTGGCAAGAAGATTAAATCTTAATGATTGGCCATCAGATACAAAAATCGAAATTATCGGAGGGCTTATTGCTCCTTATAACAAAAATAGTAATCTCTATAAGGCTTTGCAAATTACGACCAAAAAAGAATGGATAATCGGCGGCCACAGACGGTATGGTACAGAGGGCTGGTGGATTGCGGTAGCTTAACAAAAGGAAATAACTTATGATCAGACAACAAAACATAACCGGCAAGGGCGGTAAAAGACCAGGGGCAGGACGGCCAAAACTGCCCCTTAATCGAAAAAAAGTAGCCTGGCTGGCTACCCTATCCCCGGAAGTGCGAGAATGGCTACAGGGGCAGAAAAACGCTTCCAGGATCGTAGAAAACCTTATCAGGGAGAAAATGAAAATAGGAATTGTTTTATTAATTGTTTACTCCTATCTTTTTGTCGGGTGGATCGAATGGATACCGATCTGAAACAAGCCGAATTAATGGGGAATAAAATTAAATTTTCTTTTCCCCGAACTTTTATTGATGCCAGAAGGGCTAAACTCCTTTCAGGTCGAGGATATATTGAAAAATTTGATTTCTGGACCTGTGATCTTTTAATTCAGAATGTAATTGCCCTTAAACAATGGGGATTCACTTTTGAAACAAAATTAAATCATTGGCATTCCCAGAACAAACCAGAATTAAATGAATTATCAAACAATTTAAAAATCCCTTGGTATAGGATAGAAGAAACTGGAGAAAAACGCTGTAATAATTGTATTTATAATATCGCTTATGCCTGCGGAATTTGTTCAGAATTGAGAATACCGGCCGAAATATGGAATTATGGTTGTATAAATTTTAGATATTTTAACGGATATTTTTAAACAATCCAGTATAATAAAATAAACAAAGGAGGGCATAAATATGGATAATCTCAAAACAACAATTATGCGACGAGACAATCTTTCTTCCGATGAAGCGGATAATTTAATCAATGAAGCAAAACAAGAAGTGAATAATGGAGCTGATCCAGAAGAAGTTTTATATAATTATTTCGGGCTTGAACCGGATTATATTTTTGATCTTCTGGATTTTTAATAATATGCTCAACATAAAACAATTATATCAGGATTTTCACCTAAATGGGATAACATCTGGACATAAACACTGCTCAGGTGGATGGATTCATATTGAGTGTCCATTCTGTTCCGGCAATCTCGGTTATCATTTAGGGTATTGTTTTGATATTCAATCTAGATTTTTTGATAAATTTGTTTGCTGGCGTTGTGGCGGGAAATCCCAGAGAAAGGCACTTTCAGGACTTTTACGAATCTCAACTTATGAAGCTGATGAAATAATAAGAAAATATACCGTTTTAACAATTCAAAAAAAGAAAGAGATAAAACGAAAAAGCAATTTCAAATTTCCGGGAGGGATGACCGATCTACTGCCGCATCATGAAACATATCTCAAAAAGCGCAAATTTGACCCAGAACTGATTAAAAATAAATATGGGGTAAGAAGTACCGGTCCACTTGCCCCACTGGAAATAGAGGGCAAAACACTCGATTATAGCCACAGAATAATTATTCCGGTTGAGTGGGAAGGTGAAATTGTTTCATTTCAGGGACGGGATATTACTGGAAAACACAAATTGAAATATATCGCCTGTCCCCAGGAATTAGAAATAATCGAACATAAAACAATCTATTATGGGAATCCAATAAATGAACGATGTGTAATTGTTGAAGGGGTTACGGATGTTTGGCGTTTAGGAAATGGGGCCATTGCTCTATTTGGGATCAAATACCGATTGGAGCAAATCAGAAAATTAGCAAAAATGAAAGAAGTATTTTTATTATTTGACCCTGAATCTCAAGCCAGAAAACAAGCTGAAAAAATATATTCTGAACTTTGTTTTCGAGGGATAAAATGTTGGAAATTACCGGATTTGAAAACTGATCCAGGGGATATGGAACAAGAAGAAGCGGATGAATTAATGTTTAAATTGGAGATGAGGAAATGAAACAGATAGAATTTGATGAAGTAAAACAATATTTAGAAAACGGTTATTCCCAATTCATTTCAAAAGATTTTCTGACCCATTTTTCAACTGAAGAAGGAGTTGTCAAAAGATTAAATCTTGAAACAAAAATGGAAACCGTTTATTCCAAGCTCCCAACAGGATTTTATATTGGGTTGATAAGGGAAAAGAAATGAAAATACTAATTGATTTATCGGAAATCCCGGCCTGTGAATTGATCCATTTTCATAACGGAATCATTAAAAAATTGGGAGAAAATCACGAAACAGCAATTGCCATCCGGGAATATCTCTCAAAAGATAAATCTTGGACAGTTAAATATTTTAAAGGTAATAAAGAGATTTCATCTATCATCATAAGATAATGAAATAATTAATAAAAATATCCCTTTATTTTCCCTTAGATTTTTAATATAATAAGCCAGAAATAAGGATACCCTGACTGATCATCGGGGGAAGCTGCCCAGGCTGGAAGGTTGATATTACGCCAATTATATCAACCTTCTTCCCTTTCAATTAACTTGCGGATTCACGCCGCAATTGGCGAGGTTCAAATGACATTTCTATTTTTTCATTGCCATTTGCAATCTCTAAAGGAGGTAGTAAATGGGCCGATCAAAACAGCATTATGAACCAAATCTTACAATTAGCAAAAACCTTATAAAAGAAATTGGTTCATTTCCAGCACTTTATTATTCTTATCTTCTTTCAAAAATACCTTTCATAAAAAATGAAAATAAATCCGGTAACGGCTATTTTTCTATTTCAATCAAGGAACAATCCGAAGATTTAAAAACAGGTAAGGAAAAAATAAATTCACTTCGAATTGAACTTGCCTCATTAGGATTAATTTCTGTAATAAAATTTGGATTTCCGGCTAAATTTTATTTTAAAATTTTATAATAGGTAAATATTATGACTGAATCAAAAGAATTATTTTTTCAATTATTTTCACAAAATTCATTTCTAAAAATAAATAAAAAAATCCTCATGATTTTTGGCCCTGAATTTTCAGTCGTCCTTTTAAATTTAATTGATAAATTTGAATATTTTGATCAAAGGAATATGACAGAGGATGGATGGTTTTTCCTTACAGAACAAGAGCAAATGGAAAATACAGGAATGTCATTAGAGAGACTTCAAAAAACAAAAAAGAATATTAACGAAGTTGGATTTATTGAGATAAAAAGAAAAGGAATACCGGCCAAATTATTTTACAAAATAAATTACCAAAAAATCATGGGATTTTTAGAAATAAATAAGGAAAATACAACAATTGATGATGAAAATATTAGGATAACAACTAATAACAAGTTATGGCTAATATCGGTAACTGGAGGAATCAGAGAACGGTCACAAGTTATGGCTAATATCGGTAACTATATAAGGAGACCTAAAGAAGGAGACCTAAAGAAGGAAACTAAAAATATGGAGCGTTCTCGTCTTCCTATTTCTCAGGAAAATAATTCTTCAAAAAAACCTTCCTTAAAAGAAAGGAATGAAAAGTTCCTCCCCTTGGCTGAAAAGCTATCAAAAACAATCTCCTCAAAAAAGAATATCATTCATACGACCAAACAATTAAATCAATGGTCCAATGAATTTCGTATCCTTGAAGAACAAAATGGAATTGAATTAAAAAGACAAAGAAAAGTCCTTTATGAATATTCAAAGATTTTTGGGCTTGATTATGTTCCTGAAGCTGAAAGCGGTTCAGCTTTTCGGCAAAAGTTTATAAAGATTGAAGCTGCAATTGAGCGCCATAAAAATCCTCGTAAAAACAATCAACAATCCAAACCAACCAATAGATTCATGTCTAAAAATAATGCTCCTCGGGATAGGATCGATGTAGTTGTCGATAATGGAGTATGGACAAGATTAACCAATGAGAATGGAGATAGACTCAATGTTTGAAAAATTATTGGAATATGGAGTTCCTTCAAAGATTGCTAAAATTGCATATAAAATTTACAGAGAAGGGAATCAAAAATTTAATTTAGGTGAAAGTATTTATTTTACCGGGGAATCAGGAGCAGGCAAAACAATATCTTCTGTTCTTGCCTTGATTTATCATATTGAACAATGGAAATTACATCCTAAATCATGGAATGATCCAAGAGCGGCAATTTTTATCAAGGAAAATGATATTGTTGAATCAATCAAAAACAGTTATTCCCGACCAAATATAATAATCCGGGATTATGATGAAACAATAGAAGAAAATCCATATAGGGAACAAAAGGATTTTGTTTTTACCGCTTCTGAAATCCTGATTAAAAGATACAAAGAAGTTGAATTGTTAATTGTAGATGATTTTGGAATAGATAAAACAACGGATTGGTCCTATGTTATGTTGTATTCAATCCTTGTTGCAAGATACGAGTGGGAAAGACAAATTATCTTTACTTCAAACTATTCCTTAAATGAATTGGCTGAAAAACTTCAAGACATCCGTTTGACTAATCGGATTTCTGATTGGTGTACTATTGTTCAGATGAAAAATAGAGATTTTAGAAAAAAATAAGCTAGATTTCTCTTTTCCCGAGTATAATAAAGAAAAAGATAGCCGTCGGAGAGAAATTTATAATCTATTTTAAGAGTTTTTTACCTGACCCATATCTTCCTATTCATTTTAAAGAAAATCGTTCTACGGGCAAATTAGATATCTAGAATCGAGTGTTGATAAAATGAAAATAACCTGGAATTATATTTCAATATTTGTTATTGGATTTGGAATAGGAGCGTTATTTACCGAAAATTATCTTGATAAAATCAATAAGGCAAAAAATCAGGAAGAACTTGAAATCAAATTGGAAGAATATTTAACTTATTGTGATGCAAGATTGCTTTCTGTCCTTAATTCACTTGATATGCGTTGCCTTGGAGAAGTAAATGCAGCAGATGGGGAAGTGATTTTATACCCTGATTGGGTAAAACCAAAATTTATAAAAGAAAAAGAATAATTGGAGGATTCAATGCCAGATATTAAATTTAAATATGATCTTGATCAATTGGTAACAACTGTTTTTGGTGATTCAGGAATTATTTCTATGCTTGGTTTTGATGAAGGTGGACAAAAATATTTTGTCCAAACAAAACAGGATGGAATGTGGCTTAAAGAGGATAAAGTTTTTGAACATATCAAGGATTAACTTAAAATTTATAAAGGAGAAAATGCCTATGGAAAAATAAAAAAGCAATTTAGGAAATTGCAATTGTCTTCAATCAAAATTGGTTTGATTCGGAATGAATTTGGCCGGGAGGAAATTAAAAACTCCCGGCCTATTTTTGAATTTAAGGAGGGAAAATGGCAAGAAAGAAAGGAGATTGCAGTGATATACTTTTAAAGGAATCAGTATTGACTGATTGCATTTGCCCAAGATGTAAAAAGAAACATCAAGTTAAATTGTTCTGGACTGGTCAACTTCCTGCCCGTAAATTCTGCCTTAGCTGTTTAGCAACTGTGAATAAAATTGGTGATAATCCTCATTGCCAAAATAAAAATCAAGGATATGCAAGGCCAGGACAACCGTAATGTCTGAGCAATTTATCGAAAGAAGAATCATTATTGGCCTGATTACCAATGATGAATTTCTAAGATTTATTTCTGAAAAATTTCAAGATCAATATTTTCAATCCCAAGCGGCAAATACCATTGCTTCATGGTGTATTCGTCATTTCAATACTCATAATAAATCACCACAAAGAGATATTGAATTAATTTTTGGATCATATAAAAGACGAAATATCCTTACCCAAGAACAAATTGAAGATATTGACGATATTTTAACCAGCCTTTCGGGGGAATATGAAACCAATGAATATTCCTTTTCTGCATTAATTGATGAAACAATAAATTATTTTGATGAACAAAAGGTAATAAAACTTGCTGATGAAATCAAGCAGCTTGCAGAGCAAGGTGATTTATCACAAGCAAAATCAATAATTGAAAAATATTCCCCTTTTGAAAAGGAAGAAAAATCCGATCCCGATTTCTTTGCCGATAATATTGATCGAACAAGAAAAATATTCGAGGAAGTTTCCGAATCAATAATTGAATATCCTGGGAAATTAGGAAATTTATTGAATAGGCATTTTGTAAAAGGTGGCTTTGTTGGATTTCTTGGGCAAGAGAAAGTTGGCAAAACCTGGATCTTGATGGACATTGCCTTTCAAGCCATGAAAAATGGGAGGAATGTTGCCTTTTTCGCTGCTGGGGATATGAACCGGGAAGAAATGGAATTAAGAAAATATATCCATCTGGCAAGGAGAAGCAATGAAGTTGAATTTTGTAAAGAATTATTAATACCTGTTGCTGATTGCTGGAAAAATCAAACAGGAGAATGCCAATCTGCTCCTGGAAACAGCCCATTTATCGAGGAAAAGAAGCCATTTAAACTTGAGGGATTAGCCAAGAATTATTTACCGGCATTTAAAACCTATTCAGATCATATACCATGTGCCAAATGTGCTGGCACCCATGAATATATTGGTGCCCCCTGGTTTAGAATAAAGGAAAAATGTGAACCATTGACTTGGAAAGAAGGATATGAAATTGAACGTAAATTTGTAAAAACATTCAGGGGTGGAAAATGGAGATTTGCTGAATATCCGGCGGATACATTAACCACCAGGATGATTGATAATAAATTAGATGAATGGAAACAGGAAGGATTTGAAGTCGATGTAATTTTGGTTGATTATCCCGATATTATGGCTACAGAAAAGGATGATCAACGTAAGGATTTCCGGCATGGGGAAAATTCTAAATGGAAAAAATTAAGGGCTATGGCCCATCGGCGGAATGCATTCATTGCCGCTGTTACCCAGGCAGATGGGAAAGCTCTTGGGAAAGAATGGATTTCACTAGATAACTATTCGGAAGATAAACGGAAATATTCACATGCAACAGCCTTTTTTGGTTTGAATCAGACTGACGATGAAGCAGAGCTGGGGTTATTTAGGATAAATCAGTTGATGGTGAGGTCCGGGAAACGGGGTAAAAAATATGTTACAGTCCTTCAGAGATTGGAGATTGGCCGGGCATTTTTGGGGAGTTATTAAAAAAAAATAATAAAAAGCAAAATATTTTGGTAGTTTTTTTATATTTTTCAGTATAATAATAGTGACAATAGGTTGTCGGCAAGATGCAGACAATATTTAAACCAAAATATTTTGGAGGAAACCATGAGTGAGAAGGAAACGGTAACGAGGGGTGAA